CAAGTGGCCATTCAATATCATATTCATTCCAGTTAAAGTTTTCTTCATCTGGTTTTGAGTAAGGTTTATCGACAACATATTGAACAATAGATGTTTCAGATAAAACCAAATACCCATGTGCATATTCTGGTGGTATGAACAACGCATGCATATCATCCAATTCAATACCGAACCATTCTCCTGTTTCAGGATTTAAGGCAACATCAAATATATTTCCATATATCGGCATAACCAATTTAGACTGGTCTTGTCGGTGCATACCTCGTAAAACATTCTTTTTTGATGTGGCAATGTTTATTTGTTTGTAATCACCACGCATAACAATGTCATTACTTTTCCAGAGTTCGCAAAAACTACCTCTGTTATCATTAAATTTTAAATGTGTTATGACTTTAACGCCAGGTAAAATTTTTCCATAAGTTCTCATATTATATCATTCTCCTAAAAACTTTTCAACACCTTTTTTCTTGTTTGCCGCTTCTTTTTTGGCTTTCTTTGTACCTTCATAAGTTTCAATAAATTCGGCAATATTATCATACAACTCAAACTGTACTGTGGTACCGTCCTCAAACTCCATCATTTCATGCTCATCTAAAATACCCATCTGTTCGGTAGCTTTGTATTTTACATAAGTTTGCTTCTTTTCTTTTGAGATTCTTCGTAGAAAGGCAAAATAAATGACTTGAGTAAAGTAGGCAAATGGATTTTTGGATTTGGCAGGATCAAAGTTGTCAAAATACTGTAAACAGTTTTCTATACCGTCCGACATCATTTCATCACGATAGGTGTAGTTTATGAAGTTAGGTTTGTGTGATAAACCTTCTGCAATCTTCATAAAACATTCTCCAATGTAGTTAGGAATTGGAGGTAGTGCCGTATTATTCTTCTTGGCTTCTTTGGTTGCTTCTTTGTAATCGACCAAGGCCTTTAGAAAGTCAGCGTTATTAATATAGTGTTTTTGTTTTGCCATTTTATTCTCATTCAAGTTTACCACAAAAAGTTGTTGACATAGGGCTTGACAACGTGTATTATCGAGTATGTCCCCCTATGAAGATTAATGAATATATTGTCCTTTAGATTCAATCATAGATTCCATTATTTCATCCAGTTCTTCATCCGATAACGAATCAGTATACTCTCTCGCCTTCAACACGGCATGTAACTTATCTACCGTATTACTATAATACTCACAGAATTCTTCATTCGGATCAAACACGGTAAGCACATCACGAGAATTTATCGTGATTTCATTTTTCTTAATTAGTTGAACCGGCAACCAATGTGACATTACCAAACCTGGTCTATGTTCACCTTGTTCAACAATTTGGACACTCATTGGTTCTGTAATGTCCATATTGCCATCTTCTTTATTACACAAGTTACCAATAATATCTTCACCGTTTTTTAAACGAACTATTTTTATATTATTCTGCATTTTTTAGTCCTATCTTATACATTTTGTACGGGAACTTTTCTTCATTATAAATTTTCACTCTTTCCACAAAATGCTTAAGTGTAAAGTTCATATGTTTACCAACTCTCATGTCGTCAGCAATATCATATAATGTTGCTATATCTTTTCCATCAGCTTGTCTAAGGCCTCTTCCAATGCTTTGCAAAGTCCTAATTGTGGACTTAGTAGGCATAGCGAATATAATATTATGAAGATTCCGAATATTAATTCCAGTAGAAAAAGTACCAAAAGAGGCCACGATAATTGCATCATTTTCTATCTCCATAATTCTTCTAATTTCTTCACGGTCGGAAGTTTCTGTTCCGCCGTGGACAAAGAAAACTTTTCTATTGCCAATTTTCTTTGTATCCTTTATCATATTATACAGGACCTCTCCATGCTTTTCAACCATTTGATATAATATTAATGTGTTATTACCTAAACTAACCGCAAGATTTTTAATGAATTTATTTCTTGCTGTATTAGAAATCAAATACTGTATTTCTTCTTGATAAGTCTTTTGTTTATACTCTTTAGCAATCTCATCTGAGTGTTTTAAAACCAAACATTTAATCTCAAAATTAGAAACTCTATTTGTATCAATTAACTCTTTTGTAGTAATAACTTTTTTAACTGGACCAAACAAACCTTCCAACACCAATTTGTGTGTTTTGGTACCATCTAAAGTTCCTGTAAGTCCTATCCTGTATTTAGCATTTGTACAGGATGTAAGTATTGAAGTTAATGATTGTGCTTTAAAATTATGGGCTTCATCACCAATCACATAATCAAACTGTTCAAAATATTCTTTTGGCATTTTATATAAAGACTGCCAAGTGGATATTGTCAACGGTTTGTCGGTTACCTTTTCTTTTCCTTGGTAAATACGGTGCAACAAGGGTTCCATATTTTCATTGTTATAATCTGCAAAATCAGAATACAACTGCTCAACCAAAGAGGTGGTAGGAACAACCACTAGACCTTTAAGATTTTGATATTTGTGTAACTGCTGGAAGATTAGATAGATGATGAGAGATTTGCCTGAAGCGGTAGGAGATAATAACAATGCTCGCTTTCGTTGCATTGCATGAACAAAGGCATCTATTTGATAATCTCTTGCTTCTAAAGGTTCACCTCGAGCATGAAGATTTAAAGATTCAATAAACTTTTTGGCATGATATAATGGATATTCATTTTCAACATCCACATTATCTTGGCATTCAACTGTGTATTCTCGTTCTTCACAAAACAATTGTAAATACGGAAGTAATCCAAAATAAATTTGAGAGGTTTGTAAGTTATACAAGCGCACTTTTCCATCCCAAATTTTATTACGAAAAGCCGGAACAAATTGATATCCAGGAACATAAAATTGAAAATATTCGGATAATTCTTTTGCTATATGTCTTTCACAGTCAATCTTTATATAAGATTCATTGACTTTTTTAATAACCAAATCACTCATTCATTTTTTTCTTTTTGGTTTTTTATAATTGATAGTATCTCTACCAATCCAAGATTTACTAATTTTTCCTTTAACCTCACGGGTCATAATAATAGGTGGTTTACCTTTTTTACTTTCCATGTAACATTTTCTGTTACAATATTTTTTAACATTATAAAGAAAAGGTTTAATTCCTTGTCGTGGTATTGTATTACCACATTGTTCACAACATCTTAAAACCGTTTGACAATTATCAAAATGCCACCGTAACATATTTGGTTCATTACCGGTAACATTACAATGTGGACACTTGATAAATGTGGAATTCCTTTTTAATGCTTCTAATACAAACAACTCTCTTTGAGATTCAAATTCTTGTTTATCTATATCTTCGTATTTGGCAATATCTTTAAGACCTTCAAATATGTTTTCCATTAAACACTCCTTTTGGGGTATTTATAAAGAATCTTATTTGACCGTCAGATTAATCTGGTATTGAATCTTTATGTTTTTGCGCTTTTTCTAATGCCTTTTTAGCTGCAGTTTTATATTGACCATGTCGTTGGTGAATTTGTTTAACCGCATCAGATTCGCTTTCGTGGTGGTCCCAATGAACTTGAGCTCCTGGGCTACCTTTTAATCCATGTGGGTGGTAACTTGCACCATGAGTAAAACCTAACACATTAGGTTTATCATATTTGTAAACTGTACCAATATGAGCACCACTTTTAGACATAACATTTTGAGCTACTTGCATAGATTCGTTCAAATCTATTGGTGTAACTTGTTCACCTAAAATTGTTTTTTCTATAACTGTTCTTAAAGTCATTTTAATCTCCTGTTCTTAAAGTCATTTTAATCTCCTAAACCGATGACTTATTTAGGTTTACTGTAACATCAAAGGTCATTTAATGTATTCTATAATAACATCATCATACCAACCATTGACACTACGCAAATCAACAACTTTAACATTTGGATACAAAGAAAGATAAATTTGTCGTTCTTCATCCAACTTTTGCACGTCCTCAATAACATAAATGCCACCTTTGTTCAATCTTGGAAATAGAATCTGAAATGTTTGAATTTGATCTGGTGTTAGATGTGAACCATCGTCAATGATAACATCAAAATTATTTAAACCAGCAAATGTTTGTTCCTGTGTGGCGTCACCGTAAATGAGTTTACAACCATCTACTTTAATGCCGTAATCACGAATATCAACACCAATTACTTGTGCAGCATCAGCAAAATACTCACGCCAAATTTCCATACACGAACCATGATGAATACCAATTTCTAAAACATTATTTGTGGTATTTCTCCAAGGTTCAAAAGCAGTATTGTAATACTCATCGATATAACAATGTGTTCTACCTTTGTCTGACGGATGAGAATGTCTAGAAATATTCTCTTGATAAATTTCACTTAATGATAACATTACTGCCCTCCTATAAATTTTTCCCAAGAAATAAAATCACGCAACTGGAATGTTCTTGATTTTAATTCACTCATAATTGATTCAATTACCGACACCACTTCTTCATGATAAACTTTTTTTTCAAGAAGTTTAATCAAATCTGCATCAGCTTCTAAGTATGTAGTAATGTCGGATTTGAGGGTAAACTGAAATGGTTCCCAACCATATTCTTCTAATTCTTCTTGTGACATTTTACCTGTGTAGTATTCCCATTTAATTTTCCGCATACGCAAGTAATCAAAATGTGCCTTTTTGGTGGCAATTTTATGCTTGGTGAGAATGGTGAGATATTTGTTGTGAAGAATGGGAATACGGATTAATTCTTTACCAGGTTCGGTCTGGTCAATTTCTGAATCACGCTTCCAATTTTCTAATACTTGTTCTAGATTTTCCATAATAATTTCAAAGAGTTAACATGCTTTTTACACGGTAACACACTCCATGTTAAAAGGCAATAGTTATGTTACATTAAACTGGTACAAATTCATATTGTTGATATACAAAGTTGGCGGTTCCTGTCATAATATTATCAGCAGATTCCTGTGTATTAAAGTTTAAATCTGCCAGACCTACAGGAAATATATTGGTAAAGTGAACCCGTACCACAGGGTTGTTTAAAGAATTTAATACAGTCAAGGTGGCATCAGAATACCATGGTTTTGTGGTATTTGTATATTGATTAGCTTCGGCATTTAACCTATTTCTTTCTCCAGTACCATTAGGACTAGCGATTGCCAAGAACCATTTATACAGTTCTTGCCATGTGGTTAATGTTTCATCCACGTTAAAATCAATGTTAAAATTATTGAAAGCCAATTGGTTACCAGGCGAGTATACAGTCAGCGCAGGAAAAGCGATTGGGGCCTGTCCTATACTTACCCCTGGTATGTTTACAGCGGTACAGAAATATGTGACCGTGGGTATCCTATCAAACGACAACATGAATTTTGTCGGTTGGGCGTAATTGGTGTTTTGAGGGGTTCTAGTTAAGGCCGACATTTTTTATACACTTCCATCCTTTGTGGTGGTTTCTTTCACCATTGTTTACTTGATTATTTAGGAGCCAAAAAAAAGGACCTCCGAAGAGGTCCTTTCAAATATCACTCTAAGGTGATTTTTTAGCTTACATTAAATTTTTCACTCCGAAAATACGGTAGTAGACGTTGCTACGTGCATTGATGATACCGTTAGAAGGTGTCAAACCGTTAGCGAATGGGTTTGCAACCATGCCGTAACGTGTTTTGAAACCAATCTTTGGTTGGAATGTGAACTGATCTACTGCACGAACCATTTGTAATGGAACGTATGGGCAATAGAACAAACCAGCGTCATATGGTGATGTACCTTTGTAGCCTACAGTTACCAATTCTTGGTTAGATGTGTATCCACCAAAGTATGGGTCGATGTAAACTTTGATACGGCCATGTAATAGACCAGCAAATGTATTGCCTGTGTCATCTACTTGCAAATCAGACTGGAGAGCAGGTGTATAAGAAAGAACACCAGCCATTGCCATTGCTGAAGCAACGTCAGAAGAAACGATCAACACATTACCTTTACCTCTACGAGTCTGCTTGGCAATAACGTTAGCGTCACGTTCAATTTGGAAAATCAAACCTTTGAAACGCTCAACAGACCAACGACCGTTAGAATCGGTGTCAAGGTCAAAATAACCAGAAGTTGTTGTACCATACTGAGCACCCAAAACAGCAGATGTGTAGATTGTACGGATAACTTCACGGTTGATCTCGGCGAGGATCTCTGTAGACAGAATGTTAGACAATTCTGTTTCAGCATCAAGACCATGAATTGCTTTCAAGTCTTGTGCGAGTTCTAATGAGTACTCAGCTTTCAAAGCACGGGATTGTGCAGTTACAGTAACTTTCTCAATAGAGAATGCCATTTGTTGGAAAGCAGTACCAGAATCAGAACCTAACAATTCAGCTTGAGCTGTTGGGATACCAACACCAGTTGTGTAGGCATTAGCAGCTTCGTTGCTGATTGGGTTTGTAGAGCTATCAGAAGTGCTGTTACCTTGGAAGCCGTAGTTGTTATATGGACCATACTGTGAAGTATTACCAGAGAACATTGTGTTAGCTTCGTTGTAGAAGGCTTCAGAACCTGTTTGATTGGCGTAACGTGCACGCATTGCAAAGATCAATCCTGTAGGACCTGTCATTGGTTGAACACCAGCAACGTCATAAGCGATCAAGTTAGGCAATGCACGGCGTACTAAAGAAATCAAGATTGGGTCAAAATTCTGAACACCACCAGCAACGTTGGTAGGACCAGCGTCAGTAGTTTCGTTCAAAGCTTGACGGTCTTGCTTCATAGCTTGTGCTTGGTTTTCCAAAACAAGCGATGTAACTGCACGCTTGTATGGGTCGTTAATGGCTTCGAGTTCTGGATGGTTCAGAACTGGTTCCCATTTTTTTTGTAGTTCTTCGGTTAAGTACATTTAAATCTCCTTATTTGGGTACTTTTTATTTTTTATTTTGTGAAATGCTTCTTGCGACTTGTTCAATCAAAGGATCGTAAGAAGTAACTGCCTTCTTTTCATCTTCTTCAATCTGAACTTCATCATCCAAAGCAGAGCTGTCTGCTGTCTTAACTGAAGCCTTAAAGTAAGATTCTTTAATAACTTCCAACTTAGACACAAACTCTTCCTCAGTAGTAAACTCAACACCTTCTGCAAGTGATTTCATTTTTTCTACTTGGGTCTGCGTTAGGCCTTCACACGCTGTGTAGATAGCCTCAATCTTTTTGTGCTCGTTCAATTCTTTTTTCATTTGAACGGCAGAATTAATTTGCTCATTTAAAGTTTCTTCGAGTTCCTCAACTTTAGCAGTCAATTCTTCAACAACATTAACTTGCTCGTCTGGAATATCGATATAATGTTCTTCAAACAAACCTTTTAAACCTTTAATGAAATCTTCAACAATCTCAGCCTTCAAACCAGTTGTGATTGCGATTTCATTTTCTTTGATCCATTCTTCAACCATGTAGTTGAGGTAATCATCAATTTTAGCAGCCAAATCTTCTTTGATTTGCTCTACAGCTTGTTCGAATTCCTCAATCAACTGCTCTTCAGCTTCAGCAATAACTTGCTCGGCACGAGAAACAACGGCAGCTTCAAAAATAGTAGCAGCACGAGCTTTGAAATCTTCAGAAAGATTTTCGCCTTGTAACATAGCTTCTACATCTTCGTGGTATGATTGGAATGTAGCACCTGCATTTGCTTGCATCATTTGTGGTGCCAATTTACCTGGTTTACGATCACGAATAGATTCATAATCGGTAGCATCATGTTCTACTGAATTCATAACGTCTTTACGTCCTTCTGTATCTTGTGGTCCGTGTGCTTTGGTAATACCAACGCCATCTTTTTCACTACCTTGTGGAGGAGTAGCTCCAGGAGGAGTTGCTGTAGGAACACCTTTCAAATAATTTGGTAGTTCTTCAGTATCTTTTTCTGGTGATTGACCAATCATACCAGCGTCTTGTTGACCTTGAACAGTAGAACTAGGCAACTTGTCAATACCAACTTGACCACGTGGAGCATGTTCACCACCACGTTGTGCCATTTTAGCACGGATG